GACCACCTGACCGACGACGGTCTGCTGCTGGTGGAAGTGGGCCACAACGCCAACCTGGTGGAAGACGCTTGGCCCCACGTGCCCTTCACCTGGGTGGATGCTCCCAGCGGCGAAGCCAAGATTTTCATGCTCACCCGCCAGGACCTGTTGGACCACTTCGGCCCGACTGCTGTGGCAGTAACCTCGGCCTGACAAAAACCAAGCGCGGCCCGACCGGTCAGCCCCGGAGTAGGGAGGGGGGAGAAATAGGACACCGGGCGAGGGTTGAAAACGGGCGGGCGGCCCCGTGGTTACGCGGAATCCGGGCGCCGGGGTGAAATCCTGATTTCCGGACGGCTCCGGCAACAAAGTACGGGAAATTATGGTGGAAATTGCGGGAAATTAGGCGGGGCGTTTGGATAATTCCCCCGATTTGAATCCCGTTTATTCGATCACCGAACACGATTTAATACCGACGTCAGGTGGTCTTCGATCACATCGGCCACCAACTGCTGGTCGGAGGCAGGGAAGCCGACCAACTGGCGAGCCGGCAAGCCGGGGTGATTTACCCGCTTACGGTACATCCCCCCGAACTTGAGCGCTTTGGCCTTCTTCGCCGTGATGGTGTAAGGCTTCGTGCCTAGGTGGTGGAATATTGCCTTCCAGTCGTTTGTCCCCAGGCGTAAAGCATCGCCCTCCACCTGGTAGTGGAAGCGCAGTAGGTCGCCGTGGTCGAACAGCATCTGGGGCTTTCGCTTGTTCTGGAGTGTCAGGGGAGACAGTTCCTTCCACTTCGACCCATCAGGGGCCAGACCTTGGGCATGGCGTTCCTGATTCACCCGCAATAGAGACTCACCGATGCTCCCCAGCATTTCCTGAGGCGTGGCGATTTCGAGGCGGACGGCCTCCAAGGCGCGGTCAAGGTGGTCGGCTTGGAATTCGATGGTGAATTGCATATACTCAGTCCGTGGTGAGGAAGCAGTGGTTGTGCATAACCCTCAAATCCGAGCCACCGACGCGGCCATGCATGGGCCGCGTTTTCATTTCTGAAACACCAAACGGCCTACGCGCTGCTTGTCGAAGTAGGCGGCCCGCTCTTCGGGCGTCTTCTGGGTTCCCATGAAAGTGGTAGAGCCTGTCCAGCCGGTTTTCCCCCACTCGAACACCGCAAAACCGTATTCGTCGGTTCCTTCAATCTGAAAGGCCCGCAAGTAGCGGCGCTTCAAACGCCAGCGGCCTTTGTCTTGATGGTCGGGAACCCAGCCCCACCAGATTTCGTCCGGTTCGATCAGCGTCATGGCCAGCAGGTTGATTGACTCCAAGCGACGGGCTTTTCCCGGTGCAGACAGCCACTTGAATTCCCCCTTCCCGTCCTGGAAAAGCGCCTTAGTGATGGCCAGCGTACTGCCTGCGGCGTCGGTGAAGGCAGCACCTTCCTCCATGGTGGCCCCGAAGACATCCAGGAAGTCCGTCACGGCCACTTCCGGGGCTGTATGGGCGGGCAGCAGCACGCTTTTAGGCACCACAGTGGGCTTGGGCACCGGCGGCGGGGTGAAGCCGCTCGGCCAGGGTGTTCCCCGCTCTTTCAGCACCGCATCGTAGCCTTGAAGGGGCGGCACGGTCTGCGGCTCCAGCCATGCCTTGCCAGGGTTATAGGCAAAGCCGGGGTCAATGCCCTTCGGAGTTCGCACCGTGCGCGGGGCGCTGCCATTCTTGCCCACCACGCGCTCTTCCCATTCGATAGGCGGCGCTTCGTCGGGGCCGGTCTTGCCGTTTTTCTCCCATTCGCGGCGGGCCTCCAGGCGGGAGAGTGAATCCACCTGGCACTTGCACCCCCAGCCGTTCTGCGGCATGTGGGTGTCCCACCAGGCATCATCGGCAGGAAGGATCAGCCCGTTCCATGCCTTGTGTTCTAGGCGCGGATGCTCAATGCTGGTGTGCCGATAGCGCCAGTAGGGCCGCAGGTGCTTGACGGCCATCATCTGCTTGTAGCGGCCTGCGTTATAGGCCTGAGTGATGTTCGTGTCGTAGATGACCTTGCTGCGCCAGCCAGGCGTTCCGTTATGCGCCCAGCCGTGTTTGGCCACGATCTCATCGAACTGCTTGCGGAAGGCCGGGTAGCCGGTGCCTTTTTCCTTCGCCTGGAGGATGGCGTTGTAGAGGTCTTCCACCAGGCCATCATGAGCGGCACCAGCCACTACAAAGCCGTGGCTATGCTGCTCTTGCCAGAGGTCCGTCCAGCCCGAGGAAGGCAGACGGGTTTTCTGCTTGAAGAAGTTGATAGCTTCGGAGAAGGGAAGTTGTTCAGGAGAAGCTGGCATGACAGTCCTTTTTAGCAGTTTTCATAAGCCGCAGTACCCGCCGAGTCCTCCCGAAACCTCCAGTAGCCGTTCCAGTCGGACGGTCTTCTGCCATACATGGAAGACCTCTCTCCAATCGGATCATGTACCGATAGGCTGTTGGCCTGGAGACGTGGCAATGCTCTTTTATCCATTGCCCATCAACCTCACCGCCCTCAAACAGATGCTTGGCTAACGCAAGCATATGATCCACCAGATCGCCGGGGCTGCTCTTCTTACCCATGGCCAGCCTCAGACTTCCGCCCGCCCGGCCAGGTTCGCCGCTGCCATTCCCAGCGCCATGGCTTCCGCCCATTTCGGGTTTTCCGCTGTCAAGGCTTCGATCTTGGCCAGGGCCGCGTCGTAATCGCCTGCCTCAGCGACAATGGCGGTGATCTGCTGGATGAGGGCTTGCTCATAGGGGGCACACAGGGCGGCTAACTGGGCGGCGTAGGGACCGGTAATGTCCGACTCCCCGGTCTTGGCGTTGGCCAGGGCGGCTAACCGGGAAAGCGCCGCATCATGGGGTGGGATAGCCGGAGCTTTACCAGACGAAACCAGCAGCTTGGCCTTCTTGTCGGCTCTGGGAATCTGCATGACCTTATGGGCGTACTCCACGTCGATCTCCATCCCCATCCCGGCGGCCTTGTCCAGCACGTCCACCAGCTTGGCCTGGTCGGGCGTTTCCTCGGTCAGGTAGCCGAAGGTCGGCACCCGATCTTCGGGGAACATGCCATTGATGAGGACCACCGGGCGCACTATCTGGCCATTTATGGTCGGTTCGATCTGGCGGACATCGTGCAGCATGATTTCGCGCCGCACCTTGTCATGAATCAGGCCTAGGGCGTTGGTGCTGGTCTTGCCATCGGCTTGGCTAGTCAGCGTTCCGCCCAGGATCGCCAGGGACTGCTTGCGCTCCCAGTAGGAAATCGCATTGAGGAAGTCATCGACCGTTCCGGCCTTCATCGCCTGGATAAAGTCGATGGTCATGTTGCTCGGAACCACGCCCGCGCCATCGTTGCCGATGTTGCGCACCGCTTTCAGCAGTTGGTCGCGCTGCTTGTCGCCGATGCCTGCCGGATACTTGCCCAGCCGCAGCGGCAGGCCGTACATCTCCAAGAAACGCTGCATGTCGCGGGTGTTGTACGCCTTGTAGGGATAAGTCCAGGCCAATACGCGGAAGAGCGCCGCCTGCTCGATATAGCCCGACTTCGCCCGATGTTCATGAACCACCCATTTCCACTCCTGTAGCGGTTCGGGCATGCCGAACTTAAGGTATTGCAGGGCGCCCGTCGTCCGATCTACTCGGAACTCGCGCTGAGGAACCCAGTTCAATGCCTTCGGATACCAGGTGCTGCCGGTCTGCCATTCGATTTCCTGGGCAGACAGGCCCTTGCCGATGGCATCTGTTACGTCATATTGGGAGTCTTCAAAGCGCGGAATCTTGCGCAGGATGTCTTCCAGTTCCTCGGTGCGGTCGATTTCTGACTGGTTGGCATCATCCAGTGGCGTCAGCTTCCAGCCCAGGCCGGTAACCGCCCGGCGGCGCTTGGAAAGTTCGGAAAAGATGTGTGTGTCTTGCTCTTCAATCAATTCAAACAGGCTCGCCTGCTCTGTAATAAAGCCCTGGTCGGCAGCGGTAAAGGCAGCCGCCAGCCGGGAGGGTTCAAGGGTATTCACCGAGGCATAGTTGAGGGCCGTCGATTGCGCGGACCGTGGCCCGGCCTGCAAGGCAGTCAGTCCCTTTCGGGCTACAGCGGTGAGTGCGGCTTTAGCCGCATTGATTTTGTCCTTAATCATCGTCGTCCCAATCGTCAGAAGAATTGCCGCTGACGCGGCTAGTGCTTCGGCGGTCGCGCCGGGAGGCCGCCGCTGAGGTGTAAATCCATTCGCCCGAAAACTGGGTGGCCAGCTTCCAGAGCTTTTCCAGGGCATCCGGGCCGTCGTCATGGTCTGCCTCGGGCCAGAACTTCAACTGTTCGACCATCACCGTCTGTGAGCGGTGCAGCCTGATCTTCCCGTTACCCACATGCGGTTGCAGACTGATGATGCGCAGTTCCTTCTCGACATCCTCGGGCATCGGAATACCAGGGAAAGCGATACCTGCAAGCGCCGCCCGCTTGAGCAGTTCTGTGTACATGAACTCCTGAAACTGAACGGTCTCTACGCCCCAAGCCAGGCACTGGTATTCAGCCTGTAGGTCGATGGCGCGGCTG